AACTTTCTTGCGGGCCAGGTGATCAGCGGCGGCAACGGTGGCGGCAACCTGCTCCTCGGTCTGATACTTGGCATCGTTGGTCAGAGCGGACACAGCGGTGGGGATATCCGTCTTCTTGGCATACTTGTCCTTCATCTGCGCGGCGAAGGTGGACAGATTCCCCAGGGATACATTCTTGATTTTGTTGTCAGGCATGATGATTTTCCTCCATTTTGTTTGGGCGGTTACGCGCTCTGCTCAGGCGCAGCGGTATCCTGGAACAGTTCCAGGACATCCTCGCTGGTGGCGTAGATAATGCTCTCGCCCAAGGCGGCATTGCTGATCTGTTCGGTGACGGCGGTCTTGGTGGGGAAGTCCTCCTTAATCTTGTCCACCGCCGTTTTCAGTGCCTCCATGGTTACGACTTTCTTTTCTTCCACTGTGATGTACCTCATTTCATAAAATTTTTATTCCACACTGTTTCCAGCGTTAGAACCGAAAAGATTTGCTGCATCGTCGGCATTCGCCGCGTCCACGGACAGGTTGCCCTCCTCGTCCACCGTCAGGCCGGAACCGCGCTGGACCTTCACGCCGCCCAGCGATGTGGCGGTTGCGGCAGGCAGTGTATAACTGCCGCCAGACTCCTTCCCGGCATTGCCCAACAGGGTCAGCCGCGCGTTGACCGGCCTATCTGGTATGGCTTTGGCGTATACCCGCAGGATATCGTCCAGAGTCCGGGCAAAGGGGCTTATACAGCACATTGCGGCAGTTCCCATGGAATCCGGCAGGATAGTAAGCAGCGGTGTCAGGGACTCGGCGGCGGCCTCGCTGGTCATATCCACATGCAGCGGATACTCGCCGCCGGTGTCCTCGTCCGGTACCCAGCCCACAGTCGGAATGATGATTTCTTCCTGGTCCCTGCCGCCGCCAATCAGGAGCAGGCTGGCGCTGATTGCCGCCGCCGGGATAGTCTTGGCATAGACCCGCAGCGCCCCAGGGAGCGTCTGCGCTGTCGGGCAGAGCTGGCAGTCTTCGGCGGCTGTCAGAAAAGCAGGCAGGATGGTCAGCGCCGGCATCAGATCCTCCGCAATGTTGGTGTGGGGGATGTCCAGATGATGCGGGTATATGCCGCCGGTGTCCTCCGTCCAGCCAGTGGGCGGGATGGTCAGCTCCAGGCATTCTGCCCGGACAATCCCTCCGCCCAGCTGCCGCCGCAGCTCTTCTATCACCTGCCGGATGTCCGGGTGAGCATCCAGGTCCTCATTATGTTGCTGGAATGCGTCTTCCAGCAGCTCCGGCAGGTTGTCAACCGCATGGTCCCGCAGGTCCGCGATCTCCTGCCGGATATCCGGATGGGCGTTGGTGTCCTTGCTATGTTCCCGGATCACAATGATCAGCTCGTCATGCGTTACGATTCCAGAGGGTGCGGAGACAGAGACGTTGATTTCATCCGAGATGATGATTTCCAGCGGAAAGCTGAATACGCTGGGCGGATAGGCTTGGTTGTATGCCGGTACCGGCTGCCGGTAGTCACCCAGGTTCCCGTACAGCAGGTCGGTTTCCTCTCCGGTTTCAGGATTCTCTGTATACACGATAAATTCAGACAGCAGGAACATCTTTATGTCCTGATGCTGGATATTGGCGTATTGGATGGTGAGCGTGAGCCGGTCATCTTTATGCTGCCGGTCTGCCACGGCGCCGTCTGAGATATAGGACAGCAGCTCATGCACGTCCGCCAGATCGACGTCCTCCTCCACCTTGCCGCTGCCGAAGGCCACGCGGACAATCTTCAGTGGCTTTTCCAACGCCATACATGCTGCCAGCATGGCGCGGCCATGAGTTGTCAGCTTGTATGCATAGTTCATTTCATATCAATCCCCCCTTGATAAATTTGAGATGATGGTACACACCCCGCCGGTGCGCAGAATGGTGGTGGCGGAGGGCGGCGAAATATCCTCCGGCACAGATAATTCTGTCTGACCGGAAAACACGCCGCCGGTATGCAGCGCAGCTCTGAAATGGAACGCATCTGCCGCCGCTGGCACGCCAACATCTGCTTTGGCCCCGAATGCGCCGCCTATATGCAGCGTATCCTGGAAATCAAATACATCTTTCTCCATCGGGACGCCTATGCTGGCAGAGGCTCCTGTGCCGCCGCCCACATGGAGCGTGGCTGGAACCGTGTGCATGACAAATACGATCTCCTCCAGGTGGGAGCGCAGGCTCTTGTAAAAATTGACCCGCTCCAGTACCCGCCAAGGCCGTGTTTCGTCGCACTGAATGTCAGAGAGGTCGATGTTGAGTTTGAAGTGGTAGGGCTTGCCGCCCTCGTACTCAAACCACTCCAGCACCTCTGTATTCGGATAGACTGCCCGGATCGCCATCTCCACAGCAGCGCGGGTACCCAGCATCTTGTGGACCCGCCAGCTCTCCTTCAACGTCCGCCGCTTCTCTTCTAAAGTGTAGTTCGGGTCCCACCAGTCCACCTTGAAGTCGTAGGCCAGAATGTCCAGGAGCCGTTCCGGCAGCTGGTCTATCATAGGATAAATCCGCAGCTGGCTGATCTCCTCCGGCCGCCGGGCCAGTAGCCGGGCCGTGATCGCCCCCAAGGCAGCAGCCGAGGCATCGCCCTGCAGGGCAATGGGGAACGACGCCAGGATATTGTCCGCTGTCAGGCTGTGGTTGACGCCCGGATCATTCATCCTCGTACCCTCCATTGTGGATTGTAACATGCATCACCCGCGCCACCTGGGGGACTGCCTCCGCAGGGTCGTAGCTCATGTCCGCGTTCAGCGTCTGGTTCCCGTCCTGCAGATGGGTAAACGCCGGGGAGGCCAGATCCACCCGCTTGACGCCGGTCTGCATGAGCAGGCTGATGAGCTTGGAGGGGTTGATGTCCCGGCCCAGCTTCCCGCACTGCCACGCGATGTACTTGTCCACCGCAGCCTGCACCGCCGCCGCGATTTCCGCACCGCTCTGGTTGCTGCTGCGGTTGGTGTAGTAGGTAAATTGGATATCATAGGGGACCAGCTCTGCGTCCTCCACAGTCACCAGGTCCGTCAGGGGCCGGCGCTCGTCCGCGCTGCAGGCGGCCAGCACCTTGCTCTTGATTTCCTCCGTGGCCAACGTGCCATCGTCCATCAGGACGTATATTTTGACAACGCCGGGCGTGGGGGAGCTGGCGGCGACGTCCGCAATTTCCGTGCTTACCTGCATGGCCCAGTAGATGTATGCGCCGCGTGCGCCAGCGCAGCTGTAGGCGTCCATAGATGCTCTCATAAGCTCGTAATACTCCTCATCTGTCGGCACGTCGGAACCGCCATCCGAAACGTTGGTATTGGTGCATTTGGAATAATATTCATAGACATCCACCAGGGTGTTGATCTGCCCGGCGGCATAGCCATTCCCCACGATCCCCGGCGTCTGACACCTGACCTCTGCTTCGATGGAGCTCTGCCCAGCAGTGACATAGTGGTCCTCCAGGGTCTCCCAGACCAGCGTGTTGCTCGAATCGGTCACGCGGGTACCGGCAGGGATCAAAATAGCCTGCTCCTGCGGCTGGGAAATTTCGAACCGCATTTTGCAGGCCGCAGGTTTCGCCGGCGGGCGGGACTGGATGTAAGTCAGCTCCGCCAGGGCATCCAGATTTGCGCCGTCCGCCCGGCTGGGGATATTCTGGTTCCCCGTCCAGTTGTTCAGCATCCGCTCCTGGATGATGATGTGAGCCACCCAGCGGATCAGCTGCATCTCCGGACTGGCTGGCCGGACGGCGCTTTTCATAATCAGCTCGTACCCTTCTATCAGATCAGAAATGATCCCGTTGGTATCGGTGGATACAAACTGATATGCGGGGTTCCTCTTAATCTCTTTGGTCTCCAATGATTTCCACCTCCACCGTTGGCCAGAGTGTTCCGGGCTGCGTTATCCGCTCCTCGAATGTCATACTGACAAACCGCGCCCGCAGCTCCCACCGCTCAATTGCCTCGCGGACTTCGGCCCGCATCATCATCTTCGCAACAGGCGTCGGTTTATCCAGCATGGTTGCGGACAGGCCGAATTCCCGATATTGCGGCACACTGCCTTTTGGGGTGGCCAGAATGACGGCGATATTCTGCAGCACGGAGGTGACCAGCTCCGGGTCATTGAAGCGGATGTTTTTCAGGTCTGTTGCTCTTACCGTATAGCTCACCTATCCTCGCCTCCTAAAAATCCTTGCTCAGATACTCCTGCAAGCTGACAGATACATCGGCGCAGTAAATGTTGCCATGCACATCGCTGTACTTGGTTTTTTCCTTAATTGATGTAATGGTCCATCGGTACTTTCCGTAGCCGTGCTCACCGAGGACCAGCTGCAGGGCTGTCCCCTCGCGGTTGTATTTCCACAGCTTCACGATTTCCTTCATGGGCTCTACACCCAGCTGGGCCAGGAACGTGATGTCAAAGGTAATTTTGTCCGGGTCCAGTCCAACAAACTCTGTGAGAGCATGGGTATTGTGCCGCTGGTGGACTGCGTATCGGGCAGAACCGGACCAATTCATGTTGTTGATGGTCTCCAGCGTTTCAGAAGATACCTCAAAGATCAATCCCTCCTCGGCACTGGTACCCAAATATCCAATCACCGCCACGGCATTATCCCTCCGATCACAAATCCGTCTGCATTCCAGACAGGTAGATAGACCACCAGCACCTGATCGCCAACCTTCGGCATATAGGGCTTCCGATTGATTGGGTGTCGATGGTCTACATAATCTTTTTCACCAGCACGAGACCCCTTCCATTCTGATTCAAACTCTGTCCACTGTGGGTCATCGTAATCATGGTCCGGGCTTACATCCTGGCTGATGACGACCGGCAGCCAGCCAGAGGACATGGCATCATCATCAAACCACACGCGCACCAGCCGCTTGTCCATCTGCCGGTCAGTTACAGTACCAACACGCACCAGACCATCTAGGGCCTGGCTGACCAGATTTTCCCGATTCTCCGCTTCCGTCATATCAGTATCCTCCCAGGCACCTCCGCGCCGTGATCTTGGTGGTGTATCCGCCGGTAGAGCTGACGGCATGGACGGCCTGCTTCACTATGTATTTCCCGTCCCAGCCGCCCCAGTCCTCCAGCTGGACCGTGACACCGGCCACCAGCGCAGGAGTGCCGGGGAAAGTGAACGTCACCAGCCGGGTCAGCTTATTGTGCAGCCGCAGCCGCTTTTCGGCTAAAGCCTTTGCCTCGCCGGCGTTCGCCACCTTTGCCGAAACCTCCAGGCACTGCCCGGTCTTCTCAGAATCATCCGAATAGGTTCCTTCGATGCACTTCCCGCTGCCGGGGTCCGTGTAGCTGACGCGGCAGGAACTGTACTGCTGGTCTGCCGATCCCACGCTGAGCGAGTAGCTGATGTACCCGCCCTCCTTCCCGCGCTTGATGGTCCTCACAGGGGGCTGGGCCTCGTACTTGGACTGATCGAACAGCACCAGTTGGCCGTCCGTGGCCTTGAGAGAGATCCCGGCGTCCTTGCACAGCTTGGCCAGAAACGCGCTGTCGCTGGTCTTCCGCTGCTCCACGCGCTCGTAGAAGGGATCATTGGCAGATTCAAACATACAGCTCAGGCCATTGGCCCCGGCAATCTCGTTGGCAATGCCGGAGAGGGTGTAGGATTCCCATGCCTTGGACTTCTTGGTCTGCCGGATCGGCGCACTGAAGGACAGGGATGTGCCCTTGATGGTGACGGTAGACGGCGGGCCAGCCGCCGATACGCTGTCCAGTTCAAAATCGCCTGTGGGGAGAGTGCTGTCATTGCCCCAGTTCTTCTGGGTGAAGGCCGCGCTGAACTTTAGCCCCGCGCCAGCCGCCGCATCAATGACCTGATCCAACCAGCTTTGCAGCCAGTCCCCTTCCCGGTCCTGGATTTTGATCTGGAGGTCGTCTGTCTCACCCTCCTCGTTGTCCGTGTAGGTGATGGACAAGAGGTAGGGCTTGATGGATTTGGTGATATCCACGCCGTCAAAAGTTACCTCTGCCTCCGTCCGGCGGGTATTCTTATAGTCGCTCACTTTGCGCCTCGCTTCCACGGCGGCAGGGTCGCCAGAATTTTCTTTTCAGGTTCCGGCAGAACCAGGACAATCCCTGCCGGGAAGGTGTGGTACATCCGGTACTGCCGGTTCAGGTTCATGAGCCGGTCCGTATAGGCTTCGCTGCCCAACTGGGTAAAGGCGATGCTGTCCCACATATCGCCCTGCACAGTTCGGTAGGTCTTCATCAGAACCAATCCCTCCTTCGGGCATCTGCCTGGACGCTCTCCATAACCTCCAGCACAGCGGTCTGCAATTCGCCCCGGCTGACATAATTCTCCAACACCTGAACCGTTTCCGGGGTGGCGCTGCCCTCAATGTGAATATGGATTTCCACATTGATTGGCGAAGAGGAACCGCTGCCAGCTGCTGGGGCCGCATCGGTCATATTGGCAGTAGATACAGCCGCTTCTGGCGGGCTGGCACAGGCGGTATAATCCGCCCTGTTGACCGCCTCATAAGCGCCGTTGTTATAGATAGCCTCGCTGTAACCGGCATAGGCCGCACTGCTGGCGTTGACCAGCCTCGCCGCCTCAGCTGCAGCGTTACCCGTGCCGCCGGCATAGGCATACATTTTGTCCTGATAGGCGGTCAGAAGGGTGAATTGGCGGGAGACCTCAGCAGGCAGGACAGTTTCGCCGCCCCGCATATGGATCAGCTCCGGGCCTTCTTCCCCCACCCAGGCCCAGCCAGGCGGCGCGTTGGACGTGCCGTCCGCGAAAGCCGGGACAGCGCGGTTCGCGGCCCATGCGCTGTCGCCATAGGGAACGGCTTTCAGGTTTATCCCCAGTGCATTGGCAGCAACATTCCCCAGCTGCGCATAAGCATTGCGCACCCAGGGCTGCATGGTTTCGGCCTGGTCGATAAACGCCTGAATCGTGCTGCGGGCACTCTCCTGGGCCTCGTCCGGCAGGTCCATCCCTTCCACGCCCTCCTGGACAATCCGCTCCATTTCCACCATAGCGTCATCCAGGCCGATCTGGATTTCCGCCACCGTGCCGGAAAAAGAATCCTTGCCCGCCTGGACTTTGGCAAAGGCGGCGTTCAGTTCGTCGATTTTGGACTGACCGCTGTTCACGATAGCCTGCAGATAGGCGGCGCTTTGGGCGCTGCCGTCGCTGAGCTGGGCCAGCAGCCCATCCGACAGGCCCAACTCCGCCGCTTGCCGCAGGTTGTCGGAATAGGTGTCCATGTAGCTGATTTGGGATTCCAGGGATGCGATCATATCGCTGACGGAGGTGTCAACTTTCACCGCCATCTCGTCAAACAGACCGAACTGTCCGCTGATGCTGTTGTAAGCCTCGTTGTAGGTATCGGAGTAAGCCGCCGCC